GGATCAGCCATTTTACGAAACCGTAATAGTCAAAGTGCTTGGATAAGTCAACATCCCCAAACGGTTCATACGAATATCGCCGATCAAACCACCAGTACCATCCGTGACATTGGAGGCCAATACTTCCGCACGAACAGCAGTTGAAGTTTGAATAAATGTGATCGAATCAGTTCCGATCGTTCCAGCAGCACTACAAGAAAATCCCTTACTACCATTAGTCGAACCAGCAGTAACCCAAACAAACCTGTCAACTATCATCTCATTGGTAGTATCTGCATCAATACTCCTAGTCAAAACCCAATTACTGGAACCATCACCAACTGTTGTAACCTCATAAATGCCATTTTGAAGCGCTGCCGTCTGATCCATGATCAAAACACGATCACCCGAACTCGGTGTTTGACCATCCGTCGCAAACGCCGCCTGCGTTGAATTGTTCGTCAACGTCGCCCCAACACCCACCGTCCCATTGTCATAATCGGCCGACAGATTAGCCGTAGTCGCAGCGACCACCGTTTCTTCCGGCAACGTCAACGTGACACTCTTAACGTAATCAATGCCAGTTACATTATCCAACAAACTAATCACTTCGTTCTTGCGAACAACCCTGCTCCAATCCCACGCGTCAGAGTCAAAGTATTTTTCCAACGCCGTTTGAACCGCACCGGAAACCGTTCCCGAAGCAGCAGTGGAAAGTTTGTATACCTCGCAAGTAACACCAATCCCTACAAGTTCCGCATTATGAACTTCAATAGTCAAACCCGTACCGGTCTTGCTAGCCACAGCGGCTGAAATCGTAGAAACATTCGCTGCTGACACCGTGGCATCCTCAACGGATCTTGGATACCCGTTAATATTTTCCCCAGCAACAGACAACAACACATATCCACTATGTGTCCCACCCCCCGTCACCATATCCCTGTCGGAAAATCGACGCGTATTATATGCCTTGGCTCGAAATACTGATCCCACATAAGTAGCAAGAACATGGGCAGCCAACTGCTCTTCGGTTGCCAAAACCGAAGAATACGACTTCAACAATGTCACAGCCCGATTGAAATACTCTGTATCAGTTTCCGCGTTCAACCCACCCGTTGGCTTCGAATCCAGAACAACCGTTTTCACATAAGGCAACACCGCCAACGACTGAAGAGAACTCCCGTTGGAAGGAATGTTGTATCCTGTTCCAACCGCTTGAGCCGTGACGGCCACTGATGCCAAAGTGGTTGAACCAGACGCTACCGTTGTGTCCGCATCCAATGTGTACACATACGACGAACCATCTGAACCAAAATAAGCAAAAGCGGTAGTAGCAGGAATAGAGTGTCCATAGTTGTCAGAAAACGTTATCCCAATAGTCGCCGTTGCTTTAACCCCATTCGAACGAGTTACCGCAAACAATTTTAAAAGTGTTTCAACTGTTGCCCCCGGAAGCCTATTCGCGGCATTCGCCAAATTGGCAGTCTGATACGCAGTTGCTTCCAACAGGGTTGTCTCTATCTCCCCAACCCTCGGAGTCCACTCGGGCAATAAGGCTTTCGCCTGCGTCAAACTTTCCTCCAAGATGTTTGAAACAGTTACATCATACGGAGTTAGATTAATATATGTAGACCAATCTGGAGAAACCATAATAACCCCTAAGTAAACTTAACTTCGATTGTTTCCAAAGCGCCCTGCCCTTTAATCACTTCAACCTCTTCAATAGCAAGCGACACACCATAAAATTGAGAAATAGCATCTATAATTTCAAACGATCCCAAACCCTCAAAAGTCGGATCAGTGATACCAAACGCAGGAAAAACCTTGCGCTCCTCCTTGTGGGTAGACATGAACGCTTTGATTTGTTGAGCCTTGTAATCATCAGAAGTAGTTTCTACCTTGACGAACTCACCTCTATCAGTCAACTTCAACGGAAACGATAAAACGTCCATAGAATCCTACTTTAGCACTAGTAACAACAAGATTTTACCGCGTCCCCGAGTGCCGGGGAAGCAACAAAATCAGGACAACGGCTCATCGCCCCACATCTCATCCCACGTTCTTGAACCAACAATCCCATCCCTCGTAAGACGATTGACCCGTTGAAACTGTTTCACCCGCCACTTGGTGCGCCACCCGAAACGTTCGCTGGGAATACCAACATCAAAACCGAGATCAGCCAACTTGCGCTGCATAACCTTCACCCGATCCGAACGCTCTTTTCTGCGTATCGGGTTTCGTTTGATACCCTCAGTAATAGCGTTGTGATATCTGATGAGGGCCGCCCAATCAATAACCGGTTCTTTCTTTTCTTCTTTAACTCCAATCGCATCCAGCGCCGGAGCATCAAACCAGTCTGTTGACATGCGCGGCTGATGATGCCACCACTCACCCTTGACCGTCGGATGCATCCCGTATTCTTTCGCAATGTTATTCACTTCCCACTTTTTAATTCCACTGCCACACAAACCGAAATCGACCGCGTAGCAAAATCCGTCGTCCTGTTCCATGTGCCAACTTCCGCGCCAAATACCCACACCATTCAAGGCTTTAGGGCCATGCCTTCTGTCAGGATTAGCCGCTAAATTAAATCCAGCCTTACGGGCCTTGTAGCCATCGTAAAAATATTTCTGCTTGGCATAACTTCTACACCCACTGGTAACTCTCACACGCCCCTTGATACGTTCATCGCTGAAAAACGCTTCTAAGCGTTTTACGAAACGTGGGTGGAGCAAAGAAAGATCAACATTCTTTTTAGTTGGAATAGTCATTATTATGCCTCCAATGCTGCAACACGGGTCTTGAGATCCGCTATGTCAGCACGGTCTTGGTCAGCCTGTGGCTGTTTTGCCAACATCTTGGCGTCGAAGTCTGCTATGTAATCAACAGCAGATTGAGATTGAAAAGCATTCCCTTCCAGTTGAACATTTATTTCTTGTATTGATTTAATCATAGGAGCAATCAGTTCGTTGTACCGGATACCTTGACGATAATGTTCTTCAACTGCTGGCATGGCAGGAGTTATTTCATTTCCTTCTTCATCTAATCCCGCTAGTGTCTCTGAACTGGCCTCAATGTGAGAGTTGGTCCACATCGCTGTAGTCGCCGCCGAGCCACCCAAGGCTGCTTCGACTTCTTGAGCGATTAGGCCATAGTGTGTCCGCTCTCCGGCCCGCCCCTCGGTTGCCTGCCATTTGAACGATACCGGCCGCAGAGATTTGATGAACTCTAACCCCAGAGCGGAGTCGGCAATATCAGTTTTGAAGTTCTGATCGGATGTCTGGATAGTACCGTTGGTGGCATAAATATCATTCCACCTAAAACTTGCCCGACCCAAGTTTCTTACATCATCGCCATACGGATAAAGACTTCCAAGTATGTACCCGTATGTACCTATGTCTAACCAATAGTAACTTAAACCATTCGATTTCGGATGGGCTCCAGTACCGCTTTGATCTTGCCATGAAAAAATAAGACGCTCGTACCCAGCACCAGCACTGTCTTCGTAACTGGGATAAATGAGCAGCCGCCGCATGAAATCCCCACTAGGGTATCCATGTTTATTCCCACCGTAAATCGCAAAATAAGTATTATCCCAATTCGCTAAATCTTCCTTACCAGTAGCAAAGGAACCCCAAGCGCCGGTATGGGAAATAAGCCAATGACCAGTATTGTAGTCATAGGCAAAAAAATCACCTGAAGTTGTTCCGTTCACTCCGGCAGAACCACCACCGCCACCAAACAATGTTTTGTCGAATCTCAACGACGCACGACTAGAACCCGTATAAGAAGTAGGTTCGATATGCAACGTCACCCCCCACTCCTCAACCTGACCGCCGAACCGGTACGTCCCCTCCGTGATGTCATCACCGTCCTGATGCCCGGAGTTGAACACCAACAACTCATCCGAGCGAGATTCCTGAAAACTCACCCACACCGAATCCCCGAGCGCCGGAGGAGGACCGACATACGGGAAAGGACCAGCATTCTTATGACCCAACCGTGGAACATCGACACGAATCCCAAACGGATCAATCTCAGCAGTGACTACCTCCGTAACGGTTCCCTGATAGAAACCGGATGCCGCTGCCCGTCTATTAGAATAAGACTTATTTCGCGCTACTGACATCAGTTATACCACGGTGCCGAACCGGTCGGTCCAGCACTTGGTTGGACATCATCAATTTGCAACGCCCCAGCCGTTGAAGTTACCGGCGCACCATGGGCCACCGACGGCGGTAAATTCTCTTTGAATGTTGCGGGTGAAGTCAACAAAACTCCCCAATCATCAGCATTGATAATACCATCAACGTCATACGTTATGATTTCTTCCTTTCCTACATAAAATTTCCGCTCTTCAGGAGGCAACTCTCCAACAGCCTGAATAATCGGAGTTCCTAACTGATTTACCCTCTGCCAAGCCTTTACGGCCGCTGTTGTTCTAGCGTCAAAAATACCCGTCTTCTCTATACCTAAACTTTCCTGCAACCGGGCAACATCATGCGCAGGTGCATCCACCGTCCCCATGCCTTCCCTCAAAGTTCGCTTGCCCCAAACACCCAAACCCGTTCCAACAGACGTATCGGCAACAGTGTCTTCCGTTTCTTTCAACGTTCTCCCCTGAATCGCTACCGGAGAAGGATGACCTTCCGCCCATGTCACCGAAGAAATCAAATGCTTTCTATCCTCTTCAAACGTACCTACCACCCCCGAAACCCCTACGGGTAGATCAGAATGGCCAAACGGTCCACAATTGTAAAACTGCACGGTCATGCCCGGACGCAACTGTTTTCCATTCTCCCTACTCACTTGAGCCGTAAAAGAAGAACCAGCCCAATCGTCATCACTCTGGCTTAAAGCCAAACTGTACGGAAACCACGGATCGGTCTCCTCAGCAAAAAGATTTATCGTTATACCCGGCTGACGTTCAACTAGAAATTCTTCACTAGTAAAATACAACACCCCATAAGACTCGAAAACTAAATACTCTAAATCGGCGGCAAGACGCTGCAACACATCCCACGTTGACTCATCAATATTGTCACCCTGCTGACGCGTAATACCGACCTTTTCTCCCGAGTCTTGAATAAACATTTTCAAACCCCACTCGTCTGCCATCATCTTGGCAAACAACGACGGGGAAATAGTGTCCCAAGACGCAGCACCAGTTTCCCGCCGCATGCGCTGAATCGCCAATGACCGTGCCGTAACCCTGACGGTATCTAACCCCCCTCCCTGACGATCCATGCTCATCTGAGCAATCTCATAGTCGTAGCCATGATACGAAATAGGGCGACGTACTTGAAAATAGTTGTTTCTCAACATTCGAAAATCGGGATCAAAAACAGTGAAAGTCATTTCAGTAGTCATATCCAGCGATAAGTCCACGCCTAGTTCAATAATGGCGTCGGTTATCTCCGATTCAACATTGTTGTGAACCTCACCTACGGCAAAATTGCTGATCCGTTCCATGGGAAATTAGTTATCCAAATCATCCACTAAATGTAACAACAGATTAGGGTTATTTATCCCATTTACTACGCCTGCTTCTATTGACGACAACCGCAAAATATACAAGATATCTTCTGGTGAAAGTGGAGGTTCAAACTCTTCATTCCCATCATCAGCATCAGGTTCCGCCGTAATAGCCCGCAAACTAATCACGTTGACATTCAACGGTCTACTTTCCTGTAAAGAGAGATCAACCACAGCCCGAGAAATATCTCCCTGAAGTGTCCTTTCCCTTGACGTAACAGTTAGTTCAACT